TCGCGGCGATTTCCGATTCGATGTGCTTAGCGCTTAGTGATCGATTCGCCGATTGCGTGTCCTAGCGCGAACACTACAAGGATGGCAAAATAGAACCCTAAGCCTAAGAAGAAATATGCGACCATGATGAAATCGGTGGGGCTTGCGCCCCACCGCTCCCTTGTTAGGCGGCGAACCACTTGGTGTTCACGAAGGCCTGGGCGAGTTCGTCGCCGCTCTCGGCCAGTTCCAGCACGTTGATCACATTGCCTTCCGGCAGCAGGAACACGCCCGACTTGCCGATTCGGCCCCGCAACATGATGCCACCGCTCATTCGCAGCCGCCCGATGTCGCTGGCCTTCTCGCGTGCGAGGTGACCGTGCTCGACGCCGTTCGCGTTCAGGATCGCCTCGTAGCGCTCGAGATCGAAGCTGCCGTCCTTGCGGATCGTTTCGGCCTGCAGTTCCTTCTGTAGCCAATCGCCGTTGCCACGCCTACCCGCGCGAGTTTTGTCCCCTCGCGCCTTGGCTGCGAGCAGGTAGGCCCGCTTGTATCCGGCCTTCACGACCGTCTTCGCTGCGAGCGCCTTGGGATCGGCCATTTGCGCCTCGGCGAGCGTCCCGTACGCGCTGGTATCCGGGCTTGCCTCGGTGACTTGGGCCTGGGCTTCGGTGACTTGCACTTGGGCCTCGGTGACCTCGGCCTTGTTACGCTTAGTCATTTCATATCTCCTGTCGGCGGGGAAGGGCCGAGCCCGACCATCGGGCTACGTTCACCGCTCCCCCGAGCGACAGGAGCATCCTACCACGACGCGGGCTTCGTGTCAAGTGCTGGTTGCGCATGATCGATGTGCAACGATCGCAGATCGACGCAATGTTATAACATAACAGAACCATAAGAAGAACCCAGCACAACTCCCGGTAGTTATAGTTTTCGAAACCCCCTGATATCGTTATATTTCTTTAAAAATAGCGGCGGGACCCGTCGCTCTATGATCACATTTCCACTATGTACCTACCATATCTCATAGCACATCGGTCATCCTTTATGCAGCGTAAATCGTACCCACCTGCGTGCCGTAAATTGACGGGTACGGTCCGGTACTGCTACCCTGGGTGGGCGCAACTTGGACCATATGATTCGGTTACATGATTCGGTTGTACGATTCGGTTACATGATTCGGCTGTATGATTCGGTCAATTCGATGGAGCATCTAGGATGAGGTTATTCGCTCTCGTCGCTGTTTTTCTTATATCATTCGCTGTTTCGGCCCCAGCGGCTTTGCTCGAGTTAGCCGTTTTTGATAATGGCATCTTGCAGGGAACTGCAACGGCCACCGATGGGACCGCTTTACTCACTATCACCACCGATCCGGCCTTTAACGCATTGTCCATTGCGGCAGCGGGAAGTCCGTTCCTGCCCGGAGGCGACTTATCGTCCGTTACATTGGATGTGACCTCAGCCAATATAACATCGACTCATATCCTCACCGTTGACATCATACAGACTGGATTGAATCTGCCCCCCGGTTCGATCGCGTCGACGTTCACCATAAATAACCTCGTGGGAACCCCTGGCGATTCGGTGTTGTCTACATTCGCTGACGGCGTGTCGATTGCTTCCCTAGGCTCCACTCTGGATTCACACACATTCGGCGTAGGGTCAATTGTGGGCACATTCGGCCCTGTAACATCATTCCTGCCCACTCTAACATCGGACGCCGAACAGTACAAGATAACCTTTTTCGCGCCAGGGCAGAGCGCCAATGATACGATTCAACTATCATCGGTAGTGCCGGAACCTCAGACATGGGCGTTGTTAATCATCGGGGGCATGTTTTTGGGTGGCAGATATTTTGGGCGGGGGCGAATCCCCCGCCCTCCTCGCTTCATATAGCCGATACAATATACAATATACCATAGATGCAGTTCCCGGATGACCTTAAAGCGTTACCCACTCAACCTTGGGATGAGCGGCCAGACACATTGCCGCTCACCATCGAGGAAGCGCGGACAGCTTTGTGGCTGGAACAGGGGAACGTCGCTAGGGCGGCGCAACGACTCAAAATCACCCCTTGGCGACTTCGCAACTATATCAATTCCTCCCCACGCCTCATCGCCGAGCAGCACGAGGCTAGGGAGCAATTGGCTGACCGCGCCGAGGAAATCGTCAAGGAAGCCCTCAACGATCCCATCGATCCTGGTCGGCGAGACGGAATGGCGAAATATGTATTATCATCCATCGGAAAAACTAGGGGATTCGGTTCTGGGCCGGGGAAACTATCCGTTAATTCGCAGGGCGGCGTAGTGGTTATACAATGGGGCGACGGAACATCTGTCGTTGATGAAGATGGGGAAGACGGGCCTATTATCGAAGGAGAGGTAGTCTCCGAGGGGGATAAGCATGACTCAGCAGCCTAAGTAATCAAAATGAGCATGGCATTGGATGAGATAGAGAAGCAAGAAGCTAGAAAAGTAAGAATACCTTATGTTCCGCGAGTTCACTGGAAGCCACTTCACGCCTCAGACAGAAGGTTCCAATTCGTCTGTGCCCATCGCCGAGCCGGAAAGACCGTCGCTGAATACAACCATCTTCTTCGTGCAAGTCTCAGGAACCTCCGCAAGGACCCGCCCCCACGATATGCTTATGTTGGCCCCTCATTCGATCAGACCAAAGATCTTGTTTGGGGGTACGCCAAGCATTACGCAGACCCAATCCCCGGCGTCAAATTTTACGAAGGGGATTTAATGACGGTGCTTCCAAATGAGGCCACTATTCGGCTATACGGTGGGGCAGCCGCTTACGAGCGGATGCGCGGTGTTTATTTTGACGGCATCGTTCTTGATGAGTATCCTTTGCTCAATCCTGCTGTCCTCTCCAGCGTGGTGCGACCTTGCCTTGCAGACTATCGGGGTTTTGGGATCATCAGCGGCACCAGTAACGGAGATGACCATTTCCATGCCCTCAAATTGAAGTATGAAAACGACAATGATTGGGCCATTCACATCATTCCGGTTACTGCCACTGATTGTTTGGATCCCAATGAAGTGGACCAGATGCGTAAAGACATGTCCCCCGAGGAATTTGCTCGGGAGATGCTATGCTCTTTTGACGCTCCGATTGAAGGTTCTTATTACACCGAGCAACTAAATCAGTTAATGGCTGAAGGGCGTATTGGTAAAGTTTCTTGGGACATGGGTGCTCCGGTCATTACAGCGTGGGATTTAGGCATCCATGATATGATGTCGATTTGGTTCTTACAGATCTGTGGGCGCGAGGTTCATGTCATTGATTATATACAAGGTTACGGGCAGCCTCTTTCATATTATGCTGGAATCATCAATGGTCGAAAGGTGGGTGCAAGCGGGTCAATTCGATATCAATATAAGGCGCATTGTTTACCTCATGACGTTGAAGCGCGAGAGCTTGCTACAGGACAGTCAAGACGACAGGTCCTGGGGGATTTGCTCGACGAGCCAATTATCGTCGCTCCATTGGCCTCGCCCGAGGACGGGATCTCGGCTGTTAGAGGAATTCTTGGCATATGTTGGTTCAACGAAGAAGCGACCCGGAAAGGGCTGTCTGCTCTTCGTGCCTACAAGCGCAGTAAACTTGGGCGGCCGGTTCACGATTGGGCGTCTCATCCAGCTGATTCTTTTAGAACATTCGCCACTTCTTTCCACCTTATCAGTGGATTCTCAGGGCCTCGAGCAACCAGTGGGCCTCTTAGACGCCGCATAAGGGGGTTGGTGTGATTTGTCCGGACTGCCGTGGGCATTGTATGACTCCTAACGGGACTTGCAGAACCTGTTGGGGAGGTGGTCGGATTTACTGCTGTGATGGAGAAGATGTGTGGCAGATAAAGGATCAACCCAGGGAGCCGTGGCTTCGTATGGAGAACGAGCCGTCGGACTTAGCTTCAACCCAAGCGGAGACGAAGATGTCCGAGAAATAAAGCAGAGATTCGCTGAGATCATTGATCTATGCGATGCATGGCGAGATCAATCGGATGCCCCTGAGACGAAGCGTCTATTCTCCATTGCAATAACCGAGGCTCAGACTGCTCAAATGTGGGCTGTCAAAGCCATTACTTGGAAATAAAATGGGCGACATTGGGTGGGCCATCAGTCGAATTAATAGCGGCAAGCGACTTCGCCGTCGCGGCTGGAATGGCAGGAATATGTATGTAGAGCTGCAAAGACCGGATATTAATTCAAAAATGACTCTGCCTTATGTTTATATATCCATAGGGAATAATGAATTGGTGCCGTGGCTGTGTTCGCAGGTTGATCTTCTGGCTAGCGATTGGGAGTTTGCGGAATAATGGATCCGACCCAACCCCCCTGGTTGCAAGATTTGATCAACCGGATGTATCCTGGCTATTATCCGATGGATCAGGATTATTTGCAACAGTTGATAAATAAGCCCGCTGCGCCGAGCGCTGTCACTAATAATGGTAATCCGGCGATGGGCTCTAGCGTTACTGCAGCTGGCACACCAATTGCTACAATTAATCCACAGACTGATAGATCATCATTTAATACACCGTTACCGCCTCCTGACCCTAGGAGAGTTGGCGGGAACCCATCGGTTATGAATCAATCGCCGGGGAATGCATCATTGGCCGCTTCGCCAAATGCTAGTCCGAATGCTCGAGGAGTTATTCCCGGTCAGCAACGGGTAAATCGCGCCGGTAATAATCCGCCGTTCTCTACTAATCCGAACATAGTGGAGTTCAATCCTCAGGTTGGTGGCGTTGGGCAAAGTGGCCGAAATGGTCCGATCTATACAGCGCTTAATCTACAGAATCTATTTGGCGGAGGTTCAACCCCTGCAGGGCATCCTAGCGTTACTCCGCAACCTTCCTCTTCACCTACTCAAGGAATATTGTCTAAAGCTCCATGGAGCATGGGGCCATTCCAACAATCAATGTGGAATACAGGAGGAGGCCAACAGTATGGTCCTGGGATGCAGAACATACGCGACGCTCTTGCTAATATAGGCGTTGGTTAATGGAGCGCTTGTTCTACACATTTAAAGATAGCGGAACCGCTACTCAATATGACCCAGCGGACCCCGAGAGTTATGAGCAGTTTATCCATGCTCTGATCTATGATTCGCGTGACTATGAGAACAGTGTTTTAGCTAAGTACAGGGACACCGCGCAAAAATATTATTATGGATTGTTGCCGTCTATCTATGGTAATGGCGCATCGGAGGAAACTTCGAGCATTGTTCGCGATCCTAGTTTAACCATCGGGGAGATTTTAGGAGACAGTCCGCACGGCGAAGGGCCGTTGAACAAATCAAGTTTTGTGTCTACCGATGTTCGCGATGCTATTTTGATGATGCTTCCAAGTTTGGTACGTATATTCGCTGCGTCGGAGAATGTTGTTACAATCATTCCAAGAACTATGCAGGAAGTTCCAATTGCCGATCAGGCGACTAAATATGTCAATTATACGTTTTGGCAAGATAATCCGGGTTTCTTAATACTTTATGGTGCATTTAAGGATGCAATGACGGTTAAGACGGGATTCGTTAAATGGTGGTCGGATGATAATAAACAGATTAGTTATAAGACGTATGTTAATATAAATCCTATGCAACTTCAAGCGATGCTGCAAGAAAATGAACAAAACGGCACCATTGCTACGGTTGTGGATCACAAGGGTATAAATCCTGTAACGCACGTTCTGGAAGAAGTTACGATTCAATATGAGGTTTCAAAGCCAATCATTCGAGTTGCCGGAGTGCCGCCGGAAGAAATGCGGCTTGATCGTTATGCGCGCAGTTTTGGTAAATCCCGGTTAGTCGGACATGAAAGAATTGTTTATATCGATGAATTAGTTAGCATGGGCTATGATCGAGAACTTTGCGCAAATTATGTGCAGACGCAGGATATCCACAATTTTACGATGGAGGCGCAACTCCGCAATGAGGGGCGCGGAATGTCTACTCGCATCGGCGACGGTGTGATGTATGGTGAATGGTACGTCTGGATTGACAAAGAGGGCGCCGGTTCTCCGCAGCTTAGATACATCTGTACTATGGGGGAGGACCACGCGATTGTTAATGATGAACCGGCTAATCGGGCAAAGTTTGCTTGTTTTGGCGTGGATCCAATTTCACATACAATTGTTGGGGATTCTATCGCTGATCTCACAATGGATCTTCAACGAATTAAAACTAATATGTTTCGGGGCGTTCTTGACAGCCTTGCTGAATCTATTAATCCAAAGATGACCGTCAATGAATTGATGGTAAACATAGATGACGCAATGAACGATGATCTTGGGGCAATTATTAGGACTAGAGGAGATCCTAGTGCATCAGTGGCTTACACTACGACACCGTTCGTCGGTGGCCAAGCTATTCCGGTCATCGCACTTCTTAATGAAGTCATGCAGCGCCGAACGGGCTTGTCAGATGCTGCTAAGGGCCTCGATCCTAAAGCGTTACAATCAAGCACGCAAATTGGAGTTGACGCAATTATCACCGGAGCCCAAGAACGCATAGAACTTGTGGCGCGAGTACTAGCTGAGACAGGATTTAAAGACTTATTCCAGGGCATCTACAATGAAATTTGCGAAAATCCGAACCCACCCCGGATTCTCCGCATTAATGGGGAGTTCCAACAATTCGATGTGAGCACGTTTGATTCGACGTTAAATGTTGAAGTCAACCCTACTCTGGGCAAAGGAACCGATATAACGCGCATGATGGCGCTCCAGCAAATCAAAAATGACCAGACACAAATCGTCACCCAAATGGGGCTCAATAATCCGATCTGCAGCATTCCTGAGATGCTGAATACTGTGACTGATATGTTGGCAATGCTTAACATCAAGAATATTCAACGTTACTTTAAGATGCCTGATCAGCAAACAATGCAAGCGATTATGACAGCGCCTAAGGAGCCAGATCCGATGACGGTTGCTTCTAAGGCACAGTTCGAGAAGGTTAAGGCCGATACTGCAAAGAATATTGGTCAGCAGCAACTAGAGCAGGAGAAGAATCAGCAGCAAGCTGAGTTGGGTCAGCAGCAATTGAATCAACGCAAGGTATTTGAAGACGGGCGTTTGCAGCTTGAGCGCGATAAGATGTTATTACAACACCAGGCTGAACTTGAAAAGATCCAGGCTCAGAAAGAAATCGCAGCTATGAAGCCTGCTCCTAGGGAGTCGGTGCAATGAATGATCAAGCACCATTTACTCCGCCTCCTGATCCTGAAAAGGAGAGGCAGAAGCAAGATCTTCATGACAAAGCAGAAAGGGCACGTTTGGCTAAGGCATTGTTGGAGGACAAGGCATTTGCATATGCTATGCTACAACTGCGCCAGCGTTGGTTTCACACGCTTCTTGAAAAAGGTGGAGGTAATTCAGATAGCGTGGAGCTTGTGGCGAAAATTAATGCCCTGGAAGGGCTTGCTATGGAGCTTCAAATCTGCATCAACGATTTCAAAATGGCTATGAGAAATGGCTGAAGGCATAGATAACGCGGCTGATGCATTTCGGGCTTCGATGAATGCACCGGAGACTCTTCCGGTAAATCGTGGCTCTGATGGGCGCTTCCAACAAGTAGCACGACCTGAATCATTATTCTCGCCTCGACAAATCGAGGGTGATCCCTTGACCGGCGACACAAGGGATGGCGGCGAAGATGCACGCCTTGCTCGTCGTCAGGAGGAATTAGCAAATGGTGAGCCATTCGACTCGGAGTCGCGACAGCTTCGCGGGCGAGATTTGCAATCCACCGAGGACCAAGAACACCGCCGAACCGCGCATGAGCCGACCGGGGATGAAGACGAACGGTCCGGGAGCGGTCAAGACATTGAAGGGGTTGACCTCGACGCAGACGCCGAGGTCGAGCGGCGGAACGCCCAAGGGCTTTCCAGCGACGACTCCGAAGGCGAAAGCCGGGAAGGGCCTGTCGAGAGGTACCAGGTAACAGTAGATGGAAAGCCCCATGAAGTAACTCTCCAACAGGCGTTGGATGGTTATATTCGCACTGAGACTTTCCATCAGCGTATGAATGCAGTTTCCCAAGAGCGTAATCAAGTACTTGCGGAAGCTAATCGAGTAGCACAGATGCGTGATAACTATATCAATCAGACTGCGATGCTGGAGCAAGAGATATTGACATTGCTCCCGAAGGAGCCTGATTGGGACCAAGAGTTTGCCACTAATCCGCAAGTTGCGCATAATTTGCGTAAGCAGTATGATGCGGTGGCAGGGAAGCTCACACAGCTTCGACAAGGCCGGTTGCAGGCCCAACAAGAGCAAAAACTCGAGCATGATCGCAACACTGAAATTTACGCGAAAAATGAATTCGCGCAATGGGTCATGGAAGAAAAAATTCCAGACCAAGCCGCCTTGGAGAAAGAGATCAAATCTATGCGGAAGACAGCAATGGCAGCTGGTTTCACGGAACCAGAAGTGGCCACTGTCTATGACCGCAGGATGTTGAAGGTTCTCCGGAAGGCTAGCAAATACGACCGGCTTGTCGCTGCAAAGGCGAGAGGCATTCCTCCCGGTCGCGGCAAAGCGTTGACGCCTGGATCGGCACCCCGAATAGGGAACGCGGGTCGCAGAGGCATTGACGAAGCACAGCGCCGTTTGGCGAACAGCGGTCGTCTTGATGACGCCGCGAATGTCTTCGAAAAGATCCTCAGATGACCCCAGGAGTCAATCATGGCCAAGGTAACAAATGCTTTTACTACGTATCAGGCGCAGGCTAATCGCGAAGATCTGTCGAACGCTATATATAATATTGACCCGTTCGACACTCCGGTTATGTCTGCGATTCGACGCCGGAATGTGAAGAATCGCATTTTTGATTGGCAAACCGAACATTTGCCGACCGTCAATCCCAATAATGCGATGCAGGAAGGCTTTCTGCTCAGCAACAACCCGGCTCAGCCGACTGTCCGCGTGAATAACTGCACGCAGATCTCGGAGCGCGATGCTACTGTTTCTGGTACTCAAGAAGAGGCCGATGCGGCGGGCAAAGGTTCTGAAATGGCGCATCAGATGGCCATGGCGGCGAAGGTCCTTAAATCGGACATGGAAGTTATGCTGTGTTCGCGTCAACCGAGGAATGACGGCAACGACACGGGGCCAACGGCGCGCGTTACGGAAGGGTTTGCGCACTGGCTCGCTCGCGCAGTTGATCGAAGTGGAAATCCGGCAGCAGCGATTGCACCGGGAACGTCTGTTACGGGCTTACCGGTTCTGGCCACCGATGCATTCCCGGCTCCCGCGACTCCCGTAACCATTTCGGAGGCCATGCTTGGCGCTGGAATGCAACAGGCGTATCAAAATGGTGCTTCACCGACAATGTGGATTGTTCCACCCGGACCGAAGCGGACGATATCGACCTTCGTCGGCCGGTCAACCACGCAAGTCTTGGTGGGCAAAACGGAAGTTGTCTCGACCGTCGATATCATCGCAACCGATTTTGGTCGCGTCAAGGTCCTCCCTTCCCGTTGGCTTGCGGTGGACGTCGGTTTGCTAATTGATCCGGATTACGCGGCGGTTGCTTACTTCCGGGCTTTTCGGCAGTACCTAATGGCTCGCGTCGGCGATGCAGAAACCCGCATGATTGTCGCCGAATGGGGTCTCGAAATGCGCAATCCTCTCGCGCATTTACTATTTAACGGCATCCAGCCGTAACGAGCTGGGCACAGTGGCAGAGCGTAAGAGTGTATACCAAAATGCGAATGGCGTTCGGAGAACGTTGCATTTAGATGACGATTGTCCGGGCGTCATTCGCATACAAACTGAGCAGGTTATGGATGAAGTCCTAGCCGGAATTGCTCGGGATCGTGAAATTATGTCGAATAGCGGTGTTAATAAACTACTTGCTCGCATCCCCATTCATATATTTGAGCAAGCTGTCCATGAAAAATGGGATGAGGGAGATTGGAGGCGTTTTTTAAATTCTTCTGAATGCTCACCCTATAGAATTTGGCAAGGCCGGGTCTAATGACAATTCAATTAACAACATTGGTCGGACAGATTCAAGAATGGGCTAATCGCCAAGATTGGTCGACAGCTCTTGCTCAATCTTATGTGACAATGGCTGAACAGAAGTTTAACTCGGATCTACGAGTTAGTCGAATGCTAATGACGGCAACTAACACTGTCACCTGTCGTTGTTCTACGCTTCCTGATAATTGGTTAGAGGCATTTTTAATATTTGTAGCTGACGATTGCATGGCGAGTGGATGGCGTCCTATCCGTTACAAGGCTAACGATGAGTTCTTTCGCCTATCAGATTGGCATGCTTATGGTTATTATACCGTCGTCGGCAGGACCATTACATTTGGTGGGTCGCCGGATGATGTAGAAGGCGTGCAATATCAGATGACTTATTTTGCGGAGGTGCCTATTCTCAATGATGTGACGGATAGTTGGCTTTACACAAAATATCCTAATCTATATCTGTGGGCGTCTCTAAGTAATGCAGCCCTCCATGCAATTGGTGAAGAGCAGACTGCGGCTAATTTCGACGGGCTCGCAAATAATCTTATTACTAAGCTTAATGCTGATTTCCTTAGAGAACGAGCATCAGGCTCTAGAATTACGCGAAGGGGGCGAAGCTTCGGATGACAGATTCCTGGATTCCTTCTCCCCCGCAACCACCTGTCTTGCCGTCTGACCCAATTCCGCCTGCGAATTTCTGGAATAGTGTTGAAGCATGCTCAATAGGTCCTAATCAACCCTCTATTGTTTCCGGCATTGTTATCAATGGCGTTCCTGCGACAATTAGCTCACTTTATTGGCAAGTATCGTTGAATGATGGCTCCGGTAATTTTCAAATCAATCAACTAGATGGATTAGGCAATTTTATTGGCACGGTGGTGCAAATAAATTATTCCAATATGCGTACTGTGTTTACTGCTTCGGTTGCTATTCCTAGCCTTGATGATCTGATCATTCCTGGAGGTCCGGTAGGCACTTATATTGGTTCAATAGGTGGCGGCGCTCTTTCTTGGTTCGCGCCAGTTATTTCCATGGATGCGCCAGCGGATGGGACTCCTTATTCGCGTCAGAATAACGCTTGGGTAGGGACTGAAACATTTATTGATGCGCCTACTGATGGCCAAACTTATGGGCGTAGCAATAGTCAATGGAATCCAGCGTTAGCAATTACTGGTGGTGCATTAACTGGACAATTGACAATCGTCGCTAATCAACCGTTGACTATACAAGCAGCTGGAGGCGGCAATTATATTCTAGCTCAAAATGCGCTTAGCCAAAATCGCTGGGCGATGATGATGGGCGATTCGACGCCAGAAAGCGGCTCTAATGTTGGAGCTAATTTTGGCATTTATGCCTTTGCTGATAATGGCTCGACCAACGCTCCGGTGATGCAGATCGACCGGCGATATGGTACAATGACGCTCAATACTCTGTCGGGTGTTGGCCCTGTTCCGAATTTGATTCTGAATTCGCCCACTGCTAGCATGAACCGGGCGATCATGGCTCAGACCAATGGCTCTAATCGCTGGCAATTGTCGCTTGCCGATCCCAGCGGCGAGATAGGCAGCAATCTCGGCTCGAATTTTACTTTGCAGCGCTACGCCGACAATGGCGCGGTGATGGGCTTGCCGAACCCGTTCAATATTGCACGCAATACCGGTAACGCAACGTTTGGTTATGG